GGGGTGCCGACCTATTAATAATTGACGATCCACATTCAGAGCAAGACGCACTATCACCTACTGCTCTTGAATCAGCTTACGAATGGTATACATCAGGTCCACGTCAGCGTTTACAACCTGGTGGTAAAATTATTCTAGTTATGACTAGATGGAGTAATAAAGATTTAACAGGAAAACTTATACAGAATCAAAAAGAAGCGAAAGCTGATCAGTGGCACGTGGTTGAATTCCCAGCAATCATGGATCACGGATCAAAAAAGGCAAAGCCGGTTTGGCCTGAGTATTGGAAATTAGATGAATTAGAGAAGGTCCAAGCAACACTGCCCACGGGCAAATGGAACGCACAGTGGATGCAAAATCCAACAGCAGAAGAAGGAGCTATTTTAAAACGTGAGTGGTGGCGAACTTATACAGGGGATGATATTCCAACACTACATCATGTTATACAATCTTATGATACCGCATTTCTTAAAAAAGAAACCGCAGACTACAGTGCAATTACTACTTGGGGAATATTTTATCCAGATGAAGACTCAGGTGCTAATTTAATTTTACTCGATGCAATCAAAGGAAGGTACGAGTTCCCTGAGCTAAGGCGCTTGGCTCTTGAACAATATACTTACTGGCAACCAGAATCTGTTATAGTTGAGGCAAAAGCATCAGGATTACCTCTAACATACGAGCTTAGGCAAATGGATATACCCGTTGTCAACTTCACACCGTCACGTGGAAATGATAAACATGCACGTGTAAATGCTGTTGCACCTTTATTTGAATCTGGTATGATATGGGCGCCTGAGCAGAAATTCGCAGACGACGTCATTGAAGAGTGTGCTGCGTTTCCTTATGGTGATCATGATGACTTGGTTGATAGTACAACACAAGCAATCATGCGATTCAGACAGGGCGGTCTGATCGGACACCCTGAAGACTATGTCGACGATAACGTCGAAAAACAAAAAAGGAACTATTATTAATGAGTCCATTCTTAAGATTTTTAGCATCAGCAAGATCGCTTGCTAGTCAAGGTATGTCAAAGGAAGCTGTAGAACAGTTTGCTAAAAATGAATTTGGTAAAATAAATGTGTTTATGCAAAAACAAATAGATAATGTTTTTAAACCTAGAAAACCTGTTGGAAAAAAAGATCCTGACTTTGATAATACAGTTGAAAAAATGCAGTTTGATGATGCAGGTAAACCTTTCAATCCAAGAAATCCTTTGAAGAAAGCAGACGGCGGTCGTATTGGTTATGCTATGGGTAGTGAAGGTATTATGCAAATGGCTTCAGCACCAGGTGTAATGGATGAGAGAAATGAATTATCATTAGAAATATTTGGTAAAGAATTAAAACTTTTAACACCAGAAGAAATAGATATACTTAACGAAGAAGCTGAAAGACTTATGCAAAAATTTTCTTCAGCACCAGATCCTATGGATGAAAGAAATAGCATGATGGAAACTATTGCAATGCAAGAGTTTGGTAAACCTTTAAAAGATTTGTCTGAAGATGAAATAATTCAAATAGATGAAATGATGGAAGATATGTCTTCAATGCCTGATAGAGAAGCACCATCAATTAAACTAGCAGACGGTGGACGTGCAGCATTTAAAGATGGCGAAGGAATGTTTAAAACATTATTTTATAACAAAGCAGCTCCAATACTTTCTGGTTTTAATACTTCAGAACTATTTGATCTTGTAACAAATTTATCTTCTTCAATACCTTTTGCAGAAGGTGGACGTGCAGCATTTAAAAATGGACCAAAAGATCCTAGAAGAAGAGGCTTTATGAAAGCAGCAGTTGGTATTGCATCGATGTTACCATTTGGAATTGGTAAAGGAGTTAAGATGGCAGCACCGGTTGTTGCAAAAAGCGCAGAACTTGCAGCACCAGCATTAAATAAAATTATAGATACAGTTATGACATTAGGTAAAACTATTTCTCAAAGTGGTAGAAGAGTAAAAGAAATGGTGACTAAGAAAAAACATAAAGATATTGAAGTTGAAGAAGATGTAATGGACGGAAGTTACATTATTAAAAAAGATGGCAAAGAAATATACTACAAACCTGGAAGACGAGATGAAATGGGAATAGATGATGACATCATAGAAGTTATCGATAAAACTATTAAAAAAGCAGGTGGCGGTATCGCAAGAATGTTAGGAGAGTAATGCGTCCTGATAAACAAAAACAGATGATGGCGTATCTTACGCGACCAGCTAGAGAACTTATTGAAAAAGGTCAAGTACAATTTGCATCAGACATGGCTGGACCTGAACCTAAACAAGCAATTAGAGAAATAAATTTATTTAATGAATTTAATGTTCGTAACCCAAAAGCAAAGGGTGGACGTATTGGATACAATGTAGGTACTTTAGTTGGATATGGTACAAAAATACCCGGTGTTAAACCTTTGCTTAAAAAAGGAGCTGAAGCTCTTGGTGGAACAGCAATAGGTAAAAGAGTTTATGATACATTTTTTTCAGATGTCCAAGATACAGGAGACGGAACAGTTATAGCACCTGATGCAAATGAAATGGAAAAAGAAGCAAAAAGAATTAGAGAGATGACTAAACCAATAGGTTTTCCAGGTGAAATAATAAGTGAACCAATAAGAACAGGTGAAACTACACCACCAAAAATTGAAACAAAAGAAGAGTTTCCTGCAGAAACAAAACAATTACCTAACATAGAAGGTTTTCCTGCAGAAACACAACAACTGCCAATTATTTTTGAAAATAGAAAACAAGAGTCTCCTAAAAAACGTGGTCAGAAAAAAATAGAAGAATTAAATCCGGATACTGTTTCTGAAGTAAAAAATATTATTAATGATTATAGAGCACAAAAAACAAACCCAGGTAAAACTCAACCTACAATGACTATGGGAGATAAAACTGAATTATTAAATTTAGTTTTAGATAAGTTTCAAGAAAAAGAAAATAGAGTCCCAATTTATTCAGAGGTAGTAGGTTTAATGCCTCAAATAAGTAATTTAAATGAAGTAATTCAATATGGTCAAATAGAATTACCAAAAGGTAAAGCTGATTTTGACAGAACTGATCCTCAGTATGTTGAGTTGATGCAAAATAAAACACAAGAAAAAGCTACTAATAAAAATACAATATCTATTTATTCAAAAAAAAATTATTACCCAGAAACAATTACATTAAAAAATGGAGATGTTGTAAATGCGGAAAAATTTTTTATAGATAATTTAATTAAAAAAACAGAACTAGGTCCAGGTAGAGAAGAAGCAAAAGCACTTACATTAAGTAATAAAGAATTAGCAAGTTTATATAATACAACAATAAGGACTATAGAAAAAGCTAATAATAATGTTAGAAATAGTCCCGACTTTCAAGCAGACTATCCTCCTAAAAGAGCAGCTAATTATGGAAACATACAAGCAGCTAAAACATTAAATGATGCTAGAGAGTATGCAAAAACTTTACCTAATGGTGAGTTACACGTAAAAAACGTATTAATTCAGGAAAGAAAAAGAATACCAGATTTAAACAATTTATTTAAAAACGAAATTTTAAAAATAACTGATTATCCTAAAATAGTAGAAGACTTAAATACAACGATGGATAAAGAGACAGGGATAATAGATAAAACAATTACAAAAACAGAAAAAGAAATGACCGAAAGAGCAAAAAGAGATAAAGGTCTTTTTCAAGTTTTTCACAATGTTCCTAAGAGCAGTAAACAAAAAAATATTGAATTTTTATCTAATAGATACCTTTCTCTTTATAAAACAAATGTGGGTTTTGTAAAATCTGCAGAAGCTTATATTAAAAATAAAAAAGATAATATTGACTATAAAGAAAGAGTAGAAGATTTTGATAATTATTTAAAAGAAAGAGGTCTTAGAATAAAAATAGATAATAAGTTTTATGGAATAGATTTTCAAGAAATGATAAATAGTGAAACTGGTGAGTTTACAGGAATAAATAGAACTTTAGACTACTATGGTCTTCCTAAATTTGAAAACGGTGTCCCACTTACAAAAGTTAAAAAAGCAGATGGAGGATCTATGAACATAGATTTAAGTTTTTTTGCAGGTGGAGGCATTGCAAAAGAAGCAGGCGATTCATCAGGCCCACCACCAGAAAGAGGCCCTAATCCACAAGGGTTGCTATCATTAATGAAACGTGTTAAGAATATATAGGAGTATTAAATGGCAGAAATAGACAAAGGACTCCCGAACACTAGAAACAAACTTGAGATCCCTTCAGAAGAGGAATTGCAAGATGTTGCTGTTCAGGAACCAGTAGAAGAAAAAGGACCAATCGAAGTTATCCCTGAAGAAGATGGCGGCGTAACTTTAGATTACGAACCAGGTTCAATCAATGTACCCGGAACAGAAGCACACTTTGATAACTTAGCAGAACTTTTACCTGATGATGTATTGGAGCCAATCGGAAACGATATGGCACAAAACTACATGGATTATAAATCTTCTAGAAAAGATTGGGAGCAGTCTTACATTACAGGTTTAGATCTTTTAGGATTTAAATACGAAAACAGAACTGAACCGTTTCAAGGAGCTTCAGGTGCAACTCACCCAGTATTAGCTGAAGCAGTTACACAGTTTCAAGCACAAGCTTACAAAGAATTATTACCAAGTGATGGACCAGTAAGAACACAAATTATTGGAATTAAAAATCCTGCAACAGAGCAGCAGTCACAACGTGTAAAAGATTTTATGAACTATTTGGTTATGGATCAAATGAAAGAATACGAATCAGAATTTGATTCGATGTTGTTTCACCTACCACTAGCTGGATCAACTTTTAAAAAAATATACTACGATGTTCCAATGGGCAGAGCAGTATCAAAGTTTGTACCAGCCGATGAATTAATTGTCCCGTATACGGCTACCTCATTAGACGATGCGGAGGCAGTTATTCACACATTAAAAATATCTGAAAACGAATTAAGAAAACAACAAGTCAATGGTTTCTACAGAGATGTAGAACTGGGTTCACCAGGAACAGACACAAATAATGAACTTGCAAAAAAAGAACGTGAGTTAGATGGTACAAAGAAAACAGGTAAGAACGAACCTGTATATACTTTGTTAGAGTGTCATGTTAATCTAGACTTAGAAGGTTTTGAAGAGGTTGGTGCTGAAGGTGAGCCAACTGGAATAAAATTGCCCTACATAGTAACTGTAGAAGAAGGCAGCCGAGTAGTACTCTCTATACGGAGAAACTATGCGCCCAATGATCTAAAGAAAAATAAGATCCAATACTTTGTCCACTTTAAATTTCTGCCAGGACTTGGATTTTATGGCTTTGGACTCATTCATATGATTGGCGGATTGAGTCGT